GGAATGAAGCACTTCACTCGCGTTGCAATGGAAACGAGCATGGACGGTGACTTTGACACCGGAAACGTTCGCTACAAGGCGCGTGAGCGTTACAGCTTCGGCGTTTCGGACCCGCTTGGAATCTGGGGTTCGCCCGGAGCCTAAGCGCTTTAGTAGTATTTGGGGCGGGGGTGGCGGTAACGCTGCCTTCGCCCCATTTTTATTATATAAATTATTTCCGGGTTTATTAAAGTTTTGGGTGACTGTCCCGGCAGACACTTACGGAGACCCCAAAACAAATCCTTTCGTAAGAGGGTATTATTGTGGCTGACACAACCTTTAGTGGAAATGTGCGGGCCGAAGGTGGACTTGAGCAGGTAACAAAAAGCACAAGCACCGGCGCCTTTACAACCAATTTTGACGTAGACACAAGCGGTAATGTTTCAGGTACTGGCACGCTAAAGCTTACCGGCGCTGCAAATATCGTTAGTGACTACGAATCAATTACTGCGGCAACCAAGACGCTGACTGCTGCCGATTCTGGTACCGTGTACGGATTTAACCGTGCCGCAGGAATTGTGGTTACGCTTCCGACTCCGGCGGCTGGAATTACTTACACGTTTCTAGTCGAAACCACGTTTACCGGCGCCGGGCAGATTAAAACTGCTACGACTGATGGAACCGATGGTTTCTTAGGAACTGCGTTCTTGTTTGACACAGGAGAAATTGGCGAAACTGACAATTTCCACCCATCGTCTTCCAACGATATTATTGACTTAGGTCAGGTTGAGCAGGGCTGGTTGACTGGTGGTTTTATCAGACTAACTGGTGTCAACACAACGACATGGTTTGTAGAAGCCTTCCTGATGGGTGACGGAACCTTAGCTACTCCGTTTGTAGACAGCTAAGATTAATTAACGGATGGGGTCACCTGCCTTGAGTGGGTGGCCCTGTCTTCTCACCGGGAAAATAACATGGCTGATGCAGTAACATCACAAACTCTTTCTGACGGCCCCAGAATTGCCGTCATGAAGTTTACGAATATTTCTGATGGCTCGGGCGAGTCTGCGGTTACAAAGGTAGATGTTTCGGCGCTTAGCGCAGAACCGGGAACAGATAGGGAGTGTTCTGGAGTAAAAATTCAACAAATATTTTATGCCCTAGAAGGCATGTCTGTTGATATTCTTTGGAACGCAACCTCTAACGTTCTTTGCTTTACCGTGTCTGACTCTAGCTCTGGTCACTACGACTTTAGTAAAATGCAGGCGCTTACCAACAATGCGGGTAGCGGCAAAAACGGCGACGTTCTTTTTACTACGGTTGGTCACAGTAGCGGCGACAGGTATACAATTATTCTCGTCTTGGAAAAACAATACGGTTAACCCAAGGGAGGATAGATGGCCACCTCTGGCACTACTACATTTGATCTTGACATTACAGAGATTGCAGAAGAAGCGTTTGAGCGCTGCGGTCTTCAGCTTCGTACTGGTTACGATCTGAAGACAGCGACTCGTTCGTTAAACCTACTAACGATTGAGTGGGCAAACCGAGGCATAAACTTCTGGACTGTCGAGCAGGTATCAACCTCGCTAACAGCAGACACAACTACGCTGACACTGCCTACTGATACCATTGATATTATTGAGCATTGGATCAGGACGGGTTCCGGCGCTACGCAAAACGATGAGCAGCTTAGTCGTATTAGCGTGTCTCAGTATTCAAGCTTGCCAAACAAAAACACATCTGGCAGACCTGTAAATATTTACATTGACAAGCAACGTGCGGCTCCTGTTGCTTACTTTTGGCCTACACCCGACGAAGCTTACACGTTTGTTTATCAAAAGCTTCGGAGAGTTCAGGATGTGGGCCACGACGGTGAGTACACAATGGATGCACCGTTTCGATTCTTGCCTTGCATGGTGGCTGGCCTAGCGTATCAACTGTCCATGAAGTATCCACAAGCCAACAACAGAATGGCTGACCTAAAGGCAGAGTATGAGTTTCAGTGGGATTTAGCACAGTCAGAAGACCGCGACAGGTCGTCTGTTAGGTTCGTGCCCGGCGGGTACGGGAGCGTCTAATGGGCAGATACGCAAACGGCAAGCATGCTTTTGGGTTTTGTGATCGAACCGGATTTAGGTACAAGCTTTCTGATTTAAAGCCTGAGTTTCGTGCAGGTGTAAAAACTGGCTTATTGGTTGGCAAGGATGTGTGGGATGCAGACCAGCCACAAAACTTTTTAGGAAAGCTCGGGGACTACACGGACCCGCAATCCTTAAGAAATCCGAGACCTGACATATCGTTGACTGAAAGCCGTGGGCTGTTTGCTTGGAACCCAGTGGGTAACGGAAACGCTGACACAGACGGCGGCACCACAGTCCGGGCACACGTTGGAACTGTAACCATTTCTACGACATGAACTATACAGAGCTAGTTGCAGCGATTAAGGCTTATTGCGATAACACAGAAACAACGTTTGTAAACAATATTCCTACGTTTGTAAAACAAGCCGAAGATCGTATTTATCGGTCAGTAAATCTTCCAGTTAGCAGAAAAATAGTTGACGGAAGCCTGTCAACTTCGACCAAACTCTTAACGTTCCCGTCAGATCTTTTGGCGCCGTTGTCGCTTGCGGTCACTAACTCTGCAAGTGATCAAGTGTTTTTGATCAATAAAGATTACAATTTTATGTCTCAGGCGTACCCTGACGACTCTGTAAAGGGCTTTCCTAAACACTATGCAATTTATGACAGCACAAACTTTGTTCTTGGTCCTTCGCCAAGTGCGACTTCTGCATATAGGCTAAGTTATTTTTACAAGCCTGCGAGCATCGTTACCGCTTCAACAACATGGCTTGGAACAAACGCTGACAGCGCATTGCTTTATGGTGCCCTAATAGAAGCGTACACCTTTATGAAGGGTGATGCCGACCTTATGAATACATATAACCAGCGTTACCAAGAAGCGCTTGGGTTGTTAAAAACACAGGCAGAAGGACGCATGACCATCGATGAGTACAGAGACGGTACGATTCGCGTGCCGAGGGTATAGTTGTGGCCATTACTCAGTCTATTTGCAACTCTTTTAAAAGCGAAGTTTTAAAAGCTGTACATAATTTTTCTGCTAGTGGCGGCAACACATTCAAGATTGCTTTGTACACTGACGATGCGTCACTAGGCCCATCAACAACAGTGTACACAACAACTGGCGAAGTAAGCAGTTCGGGCACTAATTATACAGCAGGTGGAAACACGTTAACAAACGTAGAGCCAACAACTTCTAACAGTATTGGTTTTACTGATTTTGCGGACACATCTTGGTCTAGTGCGTCCTTTACTGCTAGGGGCGCATTAATTTATAACAGTACAAATGGAAACAAGGCTGTAGCGGTTCTTGATTTTGGAATCGACAGAGAGGTTTCTAGCTCGACGTTTACGGTAGAGTTTCCAGATGCTGACTCATCTAATGCAATTGTAAGGGTTAAGTAATGGCTACATACGTTAACAATCTTCGTTTAAAGGAAATTGCTACTGGCGACGAAGAAGGCACATGGGGAGCGTCAACCAACACTAACCTTGAGTTGATTGCAGATGCGTTTGGCTCCGGTACAGAAGCAATTACCACTAACGCCAACACCCATACTACAACAATAGCAGATGGCGCCGCCGATGAAGGCCGCGCAATCTTTCTTAAGTACACGGGCGACCTAGACTCTGATTGCACAATTACGATTGCCCCAAACACAGTTAATAAACTGTGGCTTATTGAGAACGCTACTGGCGACTCAGGGTCTTCCGGGCCATACAATATTATTATAAGCCAAGGCTCTGGCGCTAACATCACTATTGGCAACGGAAAGGTTGCAGCAGTCTTTACTGATGGTGCGGGATCAGGTGCTGCGGTACTAGATGCGTTTGCTGACTTAGAGCTAATGACAAGCCTAACGGTCGGGACTGATGCAATTGTTGGCGACGACCTTACCCTCAAGTCAGACGCTGCTGTTCTTGGCTTTGGTGCAGACACCGACGTAACGCTAACACATGTTGCAGATACCGGATTGCTACTTAACTCTACAATGGCAATCCAGTTTAATGATGCCAGTCAATACATCAATGCTCCTTCAAATGCAATACTGGACATTAACGCAACAGACGAAATTGAGCTTAACGCTACCGCAATAGATTTAAACGGCACACTGGATGTGTCTGGCACCATTACCGTAGCTGGCAATGCTGATCTTAATGGGGATCTGGATGTAGACGGAACTACCAACTTAGACGCAGTAGACATTGACGGCGCAGTGCAAATTGACTCGACCGTTACAGTTGGTGTAGATGACACCGGGTATGACGTAAAGTTTTTTGGAGACACCGCTAGTGCGTACATGCTTTGGGATACGTCTACTGACGATCTAGTTTTAGCAGGCGCTGCGGGCATTGACCTAGCAGGCGACTTAGATGTAGACGGAACCACAAATCTTGATGTCGTAGACATTGACGGCGCAGTTGATATGGCGTCTACGCTAACCTTAGCTGGTAATGCAGATTTTAATGGTGACCTAGACGTAGACGGTACAACCAACCTAGATGTAGTGGATATCGACGGTGCGGTTGATATGGCTACGACACTGACTCTTGGTGGCAACGCTGACTTTAACGGCGACTTAGATGTAGATGGGACCACCAACCTAGACAATACAGATGTAGATGGAACCTTGGTTGTAGACGGCTCTAATATTTCACTGGACTCTACATCTACACTAAACATAGATAATTCCAATACCTCAAACGGAATTACCATAGGAACCGCTACGTCAGGCGTTCCGGTCTCAATAGGTCACACCACATCAGAAGTAACAGTTAATGACAACCTGACGGTAACGGGGACGCTTACGCTAGGCTCAGGCGCAGAGTTAACAGAAGCCGAGCTAGAAATGCTTGACGGCATAACCGCCGGTACCGTAGCAGCCTCTAAGGCGGTTGTGGTAGATAGCAACAAGGACATTGCAAGCTTTAGAAATGTTACACTAACGGGCGAGCTTGATGCCGGTTCTCTTGATATTTCTGGAGACGCTGATATTGACGGAACCACTAACCTAGACGCAGTAGACATTGATGGTGCGGTCCAAATTGATTCTACGGTTACGGTCGGGGTTGATGATACTGGATACGATGTAAAGTTCTTTGGTGCTACGTCCGGGGCGTACATGCTCTGGGATGAGTCTGCCGACGATCTCGTGCTGGCTGGTGCAGCAGGACTTGATATAGCTGGTGACATTGACGTAGACGGAACCACAAACCTTGATGTCGTAGACATTGACGGTGCTGTGGATATGGCATCGACACTAACGCTAGGCGGCACACTTACAACTACCGCCGGATCAATCTTTAATCAAGATGGAGGCGATTACGACTTCCGAGTTGAAGGTGACACGGAACAAAACCTTTTCTTTATAGATGCAAGCACTGATCGCATTGGCATTAACACAAATACTCCTACGGCCAAGCTACACATACTTCAGTCTGCGGCTGATTATGATAGCGGTTTCAAGATAGTAGGAAGCGACAGTGCTATCTCAGGTCGCATCTGGATGGGCGGTGGTCACCTCAATATTGACAACGCAACAGCGGGAACGGGCACGGGCCTCACATTAGAAGATGACGGCACGTTAACCTATGGAGGAGACTTTTTAGACGTTGCCGATGGGGTTACTACCATTGGTGGAACCGACACATCAAAACTGCAATTTCACAACGCAGCAGGTACGCTAAGGTCGTTTCTTACGCTTAACAGCACATCCCTAGAAATCGACACCGACAGTGCCATAATCTTTAGTGCCAACAACTCTGAAAGAGCTAGAATAGATGACCAAGGCCGACTTGGATTAGGCACATCAGCACCACATGGTTACTACTCTGTTTCAAACAAATTTGTAATTGCGAATACGAGTGGCAGCACGGGGATGACCTTTGCTACAAGCAATACTGGTCAGGCCCGAATAGACTTTGCCGAAGGTACGTCAGGTGGAGAACAGTATCGCGGCACGATTATGTATCAACACGCCGCAACAGAATCAGAGGGCTATTTAAGATTTGTATCCGCAGAGAATGAAATCTTTAGAATGGAAGGAACCATTGTCACTTGTGGCAGGACGAGTGGCCAAGCCTCCACCGTTGATGGGCACCAGTGGTTCTCAAGCGGTGGCTATTACAACTATCACGCCGCAGGAGAAGTGGTGCGGTGGTACAATACCGACAACGGAAACGATGTAGGAAGTATTGACACCAGTACCTCTAGTACAGCCTACAACACTTCATCTGATCGCCGCCTAAAAGAAAACATTGAAGCGGCTGATCCCTCTGGCTCACTGATTGATAGCATCGAAATTGTGAAGCACGATTGGATCTCTTCAGATGATCATGTCCGCTACGGCGTGGTCGCCCAAGATCTTTTTGAAGTGCTTCCTGAAGCAGTGTCACAGGGAACAGACGGCGACTTTGTAGACGAAGACCTGTCGAAAAAGGAACAACCAATCAAGCAAGTCTGGGGCGTTGATTACTCGAAACTTGTACCGCTTCTCGTAAAAGAAGTGCAAGACCTAAGAACTCGTGTAGCAGAGTTGGAGGCATAAGATGACACTTACATGGCAAGTAGACGGTATGACTGTAGATAAGTCTTTAGACGGTCTAACAGATGTAGTCACCTTCGTGCAGTGGCGTTTAATTGGCGAAGACGGAACGTATGTGGACCCTACCGGAGAGACGTTTCCCAATGTAGCTAGTGTGTACGGCTCACTGCGTGTAGGTCAACCGAACCCAGACGACTTTACTCCGTATGCTGACTTAACCCAAAATGCTGTGCTGGCATGGGTTAAAACAACATTCGACTCAGAAATGGTGCCGTCTAAAAATCCAGACGACCCAGAAGAGATGATATCAAAAACCGAACTCTACGAGAGGTTGGTTGAAAAAGAATTAGAGGAAAACGCTAACCCCACAACCGATAACCCAGCTTTGCCTTGGGACGAGGATAATGGAGAGTGATGTGACTACTCTAATGTCTTTACTTGCCATACCAGCCGCAGCAGGGGCCGCTTATGGCGGGGTGAAGGCAGGACTAAATGGGGCTAAACAGTCCCTCGCTCAAATTGAGCGCACTGTAAACCGTATCGGAACAAAGGTGGATACGCATGGCGAACGTCTCGCATCAGTCGAAGCAGAAACAGCAAACCTCAAAGAACGAATCTCAGACAGAAAGAACTAACGAGGAAAGGGTGCCGTTAACCGTGGAGCAAGCAAACATTTTTAAACAGTTAATCCAAGAAGCTAATCAAGCACAGGCTCAGTTGAACTTTGCCATTGCTTCTGCTGGGCTGTCCGGCAAGGTAATTATAGGTGGACACCTAGACGGAGAGGACCCGCACTTTACCGTTCAAAAAAACGCTGAGGCATAATGGCGATAACTTACCGTGGCGAAAAGTTTTCCGGGTACAACAAACCAAAGCGTACCCCTAACGCTAAGAAGTCTCATGCCGTACTTGCAAAAGAAGGCGACAAGGTAAGGCTAATTCGTTTTGGGCAGCAGGGCGTAAGTGGTGCAGGCAAAAACCCAAAAACCAAAGCACAAAAAGCTAGACGCAAAAGCTTTAAGGCTCGCCACGCTAAGAATATTAAAAAAGGCAAAATGAGCGCTGCCTATTGGGCTAACAGGGTAAAGTGGTAGTATGCCCCTGCTCAAGATTGCGCCTCGCCCCGGAGTTTTTACTGACGGAACAAGGTATTCCGCAGAAGGAACTTGGTTCGACTCTGATAAAGTCAGGTTTCGTAAAGGCTTTGTAGAAAAGATAGGCGGGTGGATTAATTATACGTCAGGAAAAATATTTGGCGTTGGGCGCAAAATATTCAATTGGGCCACCGGAACCGGCGAAATCTACATTGGCGTTGGAACCAACAACAAGTTGTACGTCAACAACACCATTGGCTACTACGACATTACGCCAACAAGATCGACGGCTTCCATAAGTAGTAACCAAATAACAACGACAGACGGAAGCGGTCTTGTTGTTGTTTCGCACACCAACCACGGGGCAAAGCGTGGCGACTTTGTAACTTTTTCTAGTATTAGTGGCGCCGTAAACGGCATACCTGCTGCAACGCTAAATACTGAACATTACATTGCGTACCTAGGCGACTTGGCGGGTACAGACGAAAATAATAAATACGTCATCTTGGTAGACGATTTTGCTACAAGTACGGGTGCCGCAGGCTCGTCGTTCACCGCTACCTATGAAATAAATTCTGGCCCAATCGACGCCGCATCCCTGACAGCGTGGGGCACCGGAACGTGGGGCAGTGGACCTTGGGGCTCAACGCTATCTACCCCTGAAGAAAAGATTCGTTTGTGGTCTATGGATTCTTTTGGGGACGACCTGTTAGCAAACAATCGTGGTAACAAGGTTTATTATTGGGATGAAAGCGCAGGCACCGGAACTCCTGCTGTTCCCCTTGCTGATTTAACAAGAGCCTCGGTCACGCTTGGTACAGACCCAATTACAACAACGTCAGGGTCCCCAACCGTTGAAATTTACGACGATGCTGGACATGGACTGGCCGTTGGTGATAGCGTGACTATCGCAGGCGCCCCTTCTGTTGGTGGGATCAGCATTGATGGTACTTATGATGTTGCTTCAGTTGTAACCCTTTCTGTCTTTACAATTACATTTGGTTCAAACGCTTCGTCTACGGCAACGGGCGGCGGCACGGGCATTACCGCAACGTATAAGGCCGGTACCCACTACCCGCCAACAAAATCCTTGCAGGTAATGACAAGCGAAATCGCCAAACATGCCATTTGTTTTGGGTGCAACCCAGTTGGGTCAAGCACGATTGACCTTAACCTTGTGCGTTGGTCTAGCGCCGAAGATGCGACGGACTGGCAACCTTTGTCTACGAACAGCGCTGGTGGCCAAGAGTTATCTCTTGGGTCTACTATTGTTGGTGCCCTAAAAGCGCGTGGGGAGATTTTGATTTGGACCGATGCTGGCCTTGTCAGCATGCGCTACACGGGAGACCCCTTCTACTTTTCGTTTAGCACTGTAGGGGTGGGAATGTCTATGATTTCCCCCAATGCTGCCGCAAGCGCTAACGGTGTAACGTTCTTTATGGATCGTGGTGCCTTTTATCGATACACCGGAACAGTACAAAGACTTACATGCCCCGTTCTTAGTACGGTCTTTGATGACTTTAATTTTACTCAGGATTACAAAGTTGTCGCAGGCACGAACGTCGATCTATCTGAAGTCTTTTGGTTTTACCCATCAAACTCGTCAGACGGACGCAATGATCGGTATGTAGTCTACAACTACGACGAAGAGGTGTGGTATTTCGGAACCATGGCTAGGGGTGACTGGGATAATGCTTTCTTAATTAACAACCCTCTGGCGACATCAATTAACACCAAGTCCCTTGGCGCTAATCCATTTGCTACATCAAATGGCTCTTCTTCTGTTACCGTAACAGATACTGCACACGGACTATCCACGGGTGATAAAGTTATTTTTAAGGCATTTTCAGAATTTGCTGGACTTAGTGAAAAAGCCATTAACAACATGCACCCCGTAACTGTTACAGGAGCCAACACCTATACCCTAGAAATGGGTTCAAATGCTACGTCAACAGAGTCTGCTGCTGGCGGATCGGGCACAGTTATTTATCCTAATGTGATATACAGACAAGAGTCAGGTTGGAACGATGTAGATACGGCGTTTACATCGTACATCGAAACAGGCGACATAGACCTTGGCGAGGGTGATCAGTTTATGTCGCTGAACAGAATTATTCCCGATATTAAATTTTTAAATGCGTCTTCGGATGACGAGGTTACGGTGTCAATTAACGGACACAATTATCCAATGGAGTCGCAAACAGAGATTGCATCATCTGCGTTTACCCCTTCGGCAACGCAGTCAAATATTCGCGGCAGGTCTAGGCAGGCGTCAGTAAAGGTGTCGAGTTCTGGTGCTGGTTACGGCTGGCGTGTTGGTTTTATTAGGGTTGACGCAAGAACGGATGGCCGCAGATGAGTGATATTGGAAATAAGTACCTAAACATTGAGGTTCCACCGCAGGAATATGATCCGGTCGAAGCTCAATCGTTTCGGTACACAATTCAACAAAACTTCAGAACAGTAGGGGCAGAAACAAAACGAGCAATGGATCACACGGAATCGACTTCATCACTGTCGCTCCGTAAGTATCAGTTTATGACAATGGGTGGCGCCAGTGTCTGATGCGTTGAAGGTCTTGGGACAGCTAACGAACACAAACACTAGCGTCCCTGCGGACTTGTTTACGCTCTACACGGTTCCTAGCGGGTCACAAACAACCGTTAGCTCGTTAGTAATCTGCAATACTGGTAGTGGGGCAAAAACATACGATGTTGCCATACGGATTAAGGGGGCGCCATTGGCAACACGGCAGTATATTTGTAAGGGTCGTAGCATAGATGCAAATGCTACAGCAGCATTGGTGATCGGGATTACGCTTAGTGATGGCGATATCGTGTCAGTAACAGCAAGTCACGATCAGGTAGCATTTAATCTTTTTGGCGTAGAAACATCGTAAAAAATTATGGATATTATAGAAATTATTTTTCGTCATCATCCTGAACTTGCTTCTGCAATGATGCGAGGAGAGGGCATCGGCGCTGACCTGACCAGAGGTCAACTTCGTCGAATGTTTGGCACTCTTAGGCACCGACCTCGCAAAGAAACCGAAGCTATTATTCGGGCGTTTCGCCAAAACCCCGCTGCCTTGAGAAGTGCGCTTGCTCAGTCAGCAGGCTTTGGGAGTGGCGCTGCTGGTGCAAGCCTTGGTATTACAAACCCCCTACTAAGAAGGGGTCGTCTTGGAATGAGAGTCCTTGGAAAAGGGGCCCTAACTGCGGGAACAGCATATGAGATAGGGAAAAGACTAAAGGACGTTGCGTACCCGATTATTCGCGACGACCTTCCCGGCGTTGCAGAGCAAGATGATCTTCGACTTCAAAGGCAGTTGCTTGAGGGGTCACCAGTTTTAACTGAAGCGGCAGAAAGGTTTATGGCTGGCCGACGCGCAGACGATCTTGAGCGTGCCTTGGTTGAACAAGCAACAGGCATAGACGAAGCAACACTTTCTTCTGAGGCGGCGCGAAGAAGGCAAGAGGCACGCAGACAAGAAATAGCAGACTTTAACAACAATAGGGTCAGGCCTGCGGCGCCAGAGGTAACTCGTCAAAGACAAGACGAACGCAACCTCGAAGAACTTCTTTCTGAGTTTGAGCTTACAGGCCCTGCCATTAGAGACAATCAGTTTATGCCACAGGAGCGCCCGCTTTCAAGACTTGAAAAAGCGCGTTTTCAGAGAGACCGTCGCGTCAATGTGCCGTACGCTGGAAGGACACGATATGATTTAGACATTCCAGATCATATGAGAAGAACAGCAACTGTGTCACGACCTCAACCGCCAGCAATAACAGAAGACATGATCAGGGCTCGCCGAAGATTGCAACCAACTGCACCGGGAATATTTGGTGAGTTGCTTGACGAATCAATTACAGACTTCCAAGGCGCCCCAATGATGTCAGAACGTGAAATCCTACGTTTGATTCGCGGCGAATAATTATGATGAGTCGAGCAAACTTTCCTGAGCAAATGGGTTACGCCGGAGGCGGCATGTACCCTTACGGTTACGCTGGCGGCGGTATCTACACAATGCCACACTTCGCACAAATGGCTGGCGGTGGTATTTACACCATTCCCATGGCGGGTGGTGGAATGTATGTACCCGGATATGGATTAGGTGGATTTTTTCGCGGCTTAAGTAAAGTTGCTTCTGTGGCTTCTATGATTCCCGGCCCTCACCAAGCATTTACAATTCCTATAGCGGCAGGTTCTGGTGCAATAGGTGGGGCGATGGACGGGGGTGGATTAAAGGGTGGCTTAAAAGGTGGCGTACAAGGATTTGTAGGTGCTAAGGCTGGTCAATCCTTAACGGGAGGAGGTGACATAGCCAAAGCGGCAACAACATTAAGTGGAGCACTAAGTGGGGGTGACGAGGCAGCGCCAGAAGAAAGAGCAGAAGAGGCTGCAAGCTTTAGTGCTGGCCCAGCCTCTTCCAGACGTGTTGTGCCTAGCAATGCTACTGAGTCGGAGGCGCAAGGATACGCTGAAATAGAAGGCTTTAACGGCGGCGGTTCTTATGACCCGAATTTTAATGAAGGAGCAGAAACTTCGGAAGATATATACGCATCGCTTTTCGGACAGGACGACAAAGGTGGTGAATCTCTGAGCACCTTGGACAAAATTCTGAACGTCGCACAGCACCCCGCTATGATGGCACTTGGTTACCCATTGTTGGGTCAATTGCTAGGCGGTGTGGGCAAGGACAGTTTAGGCAGGATGGGTCCGGCAAGGAGCACAACAGGTGAGCCTATCCAGCGTGTTATGCCCAGCTATGTTACTGACCGTCAGGGTGACGCAGTAAGGGCGCAGGGATATGCCGAAATCCCCGGAAGACGGAGAGGCGGTATGATAGGGGAGGAAGAGCGGCCATCTAGGCGTTCTTCACGAAGAACCTCAAGGCGCAAGCCAGCACCGAAGCGCCGCCCGCCACCAGTAATGCCGCAACCCTTTATTCCACCTCCTGTGGTAGCACAACCCTTTGTTCCACCACAAATAACGCCACAACCAGTAAGACCACAGCCAGTAAAGCCGCAACCCGAAGTAAGGCCACAACCAACACTTCCTCCTCCGCCTGCCGCGCCAAGGGCTCCGCGTAAAATGAGCCCAGAAAGGGAACGGCCTGTTGATATTCCAACAACGCCACAGGAAAAGACAGAACGCAGGGAAACGTCCACGGTTGAAAATCGCTTTGAAGAGCTTGAGAGACAGTTGGCTCCAAGCGAAGACCGTAGAAGTAGGCGTGCTAGAGAAGGTGAAGGAGAGGGCAGAGTTGAAGCCATTGAAGGCGGTGGCGAGCGCCGTGAAGAAAGAAGGTCTAGAGACAGCCGCAGGCGAAACGAAGAAGCTGGTGAGCTTGGCGGAGAAAGGGCTGAAACAACAGGTGGCGCGGAAGACACTGGAAGAGGCACTTCTTATGAAGAAGGTCGCTACAGGTACGGCGACCGGATGACCGAAGAGCAGGAGTTAATGGCAGAAAGGTTTGAGACTCAAGACGAGTTTGGGGGCGCAGACGAGTCTGCTGACATTGAAAATATACGGGCTATTGCTAAAGGTACCCCGGCAGACGACATCGTTAGTGTTGACGGAGGTTTTGTTGAGAACACAAGCGAGTACGATCCTACGCCAACATCTTTACCGGGAATACAAAACCCAGAGCTATTGGCGCAAAGAGATGCAGAGTTGATGGCAAATCCTGTTACCTACCAACGTCCTACGACAACTACCGTGGGTCCACCTACGGGACAGTTCAGGCCTCAGGCGCATGAAATAACGGATATTCCAGAATGGTATCGTGCCGGGCTAATGTCTGAGCAGGCGTTAGAAACGGGGCAACCAGAGACCTTCCAAGGACAGGATCCATTCTCTGTGTTTGCTGGACAACCGTCAGGTCAAGACGCAAACATACCAATGCCACATTCGGCAAACTCGTTACAGGTGCCGAACATGCCCTTCTTGCAACAAGGTCCACCTCAAATGGGGCCACCTCCTCCAATTGTTGACCCCGGAGATAAATTTTCTAGGCCAAGGATAGAGGCGCCAAGGCGAGCGGTCCCTGCTGAGCAGCAAATGCAACCTCCTATGCAGATGCCGCAACCAGTTCAGCCATCGCCTGACTTTATGCCACAGCCTGTCTTAGAAGGTCGCGCTGATGGCGGCATGACTCCGCAGGACATTCCGTTTGAGGGCTTTATCGAACCCTTCGAAGACGGCACCATGGAAAGCAGCGGCGCTGTTGATGATCGCGTAGCTGTAATGAAACCGAACCTTTCTGAGGTTGGTCCTGAACAAATGGAAATGCTGTTGGCCTTAAAAAACGCATTGCGTAATCCCGACAGTGCCGTTGCTCGTGAGATTATCGAACTGGCAAGAAATACATTTGGTGAAGAATTTATTATAAACCTGATGGATGACATGTTGTCCGCTGGTAACAACTCAATGGTTGAAAGCCAAGATGACATGGACCGTTTAGTAGAAATGGAGTTTCGTGAAAACTTAGCTGAAGGCGGACCTGTTCGAGTTGGCGCCGCGATTGCCCCAAACGAATACGTCTTAACCGCTAGTCAGGTACGAAACGTTGGCGGCGGTAGCACAGAAGAAGGCGCTAGACGAATAAAAAAACTTGCAAGAGATATTGATATTGCTGGGTCAAAAACAGACAGACCCCTGAACGTTGAGATTGCTTAAGATGACACGATTTGTTGATGACTCGCTAGGCAGGCCATTGCAGATGCCACCGGGAGTGCAAGGCACAATTCCCCGTCCTAGAGATCGGATGGACGTTCCTGCGCCACGGAAACGGGGCGTAAGAGCGCTTTTGGCGTACTTGAGTACAGTCATGGACCCAAGTCACATGAGTCGTGGGGACAAGAAGGTGCTGGAAGGCGCTCAGGCTCGCAGGGCAAGAGATGAGGCTCTTCGCGCTATTTCTTTAATGAATCGTCCTCGGCGTCCACTGCCGCCACTGTACACAGCAGAGACGGCGCCAATGCTCACCGAAAAAGAAATAGCTGAGTTTGGTGTTGAACGCGGGTATGCCGGTGGCGGCAAGCTCCCCGGATACCAAGAGGGTGGAGAGATTGATCAAGCCACGCAACAGGTAACAGAAAGTTTTGTGTCACCTGAAGTTGCTCCGGCGTATGCACAGCTTACGGATCGCATTGTTAATGAAAGCATGCGTCCCTATCAAGGATATGGTGGGCAACGGCTTGCGGGATTCAGTGCCCCCGAAACGGCGGCTATGCGAGGCATGTATCAGTACGGTATGGGCGGTGGCCCCGCAGAGATGGGTGCGGCGCAACAGGCACTGATGGGCGCCATGGGTGGCTACGGTGGCGTTGGCTACCAAAGTCAGCCCGGATCCTTACAGCCTTATATGTCTAGTTACATGCAGGGCGTAGTTGATCCACAAGCAAGAGAGGTTAGGCGCGAAGCACAGAGGCAGATGCAACGCCTTGGTAGTCAGGCCGGAAGGGCAGGCGCTTTTGGCGGCATGCGCCACGGTCTCGGCGAACAGGCAATTCGCATGGGCACCAGTGAACAGATTGGTGACATCTATGGCATGGGCCAGCAAAGAGCGTTTGAGAACGCACAGCAGGCGTTTGCTGCTGATCAAGCTCGTCGCATGGCTGCATCCCAAGGTCTAATGAATGTTGGCGGAGGCTTGGCTTCTCTTGGCGGACAGCAACAACAGATGCAGTTCGGTCGCTTTGGACAGATGATGGATGCAGGACAGCGTGCCCGTCAGATGCAACAGCAGTCGCTTGACATTGGGTACCAAGACTTCCAGAACCGCATGAACCAAGAACGTCAAAACATTGGCTTTGCGTTAGGCGCGATGGGACAACTTCCGTACCAGAACACTATGGTACAACAAAGAAACATGGCACAAGCAGGACCATCAGCCGGACAGCGGTACCTCGGCACAGCAGCAGCAGGTATAGGGGCCTACGGGGCAGGCGGGTATGGTCAAAATAAAACCTTGCCGCACGGAACACGGTAATACTAATGCCTAATATTTTACAGCTACAAAAAGAATTAGAGAGCATTCCTGACGACAGGCTAATTCAAGAGGTTAACGCCCCTAATCTGTACCCTGCTTATTTGAGCACTCAAGAGTTACAGAGGCGTCAGCAACTGCGCGAGTCCTATCAGGCTAGGATGCAGCAGATGCCGCAGGGAACAATTAAAGATCAATTGATTAGCAGAGCACTGTCTGGCATTGGCAGTATTCCACAACAGCAACAGACACAACCCATGCCTGCGGCTATGGCTATGGCACAGCAGGGCCCTCCAATGATGCAGGGCGGTATGCCCCCACAAGGTGGTATGCCTATGCAAATGCCCATGGGCGCAATGGCAGAGGGTGGTATCGTTGGCTATTCAGATGGCGGAAGAATACCCGGATACCAAGACGGTGGTCAGCCTCAGGCCTTTGCTGACTCTGTAGCAATAGAGCCAGACGATGAACTTTCTTTTGTTGAACTTGGTGACGATGTCGTTGAGTTTGTTAAAGAAAATCCCGTTCTCTCTGGCTTGATTGGTACAGGAAGCGCCGTGGCTGCAAGGAAGACAGGGCCTCTAGTGAGGGTCGGTGGCAAGCTTCTTCCACTTGCCACGACTGGTGTAAGAAATTTGTTGGGAGCAGCACCAAGACACGTTCAGAGATACGGAGACGCCATTGATGACGTTTTGAAAAGAGCGCGTACTCAGGGGCCACTTCGTGAGGGGGTAACAAGGGTTCCCAGACGGGGTCGGCTTGGGGGTCTTGGTTCATTGCTTACCAGCGCAAGCCGCTCATTGTTCGCGCCATTACTAGGAGTTGGTGCCTACCAATTGTTCACAGGTGATGACGAAGAGGCAGACGATGGAATTCTTCTTGATATAGGTGGCTACGGCGACTACGGCAATCTTGGCTCTGCTGACTCTTCTGGCTCAATTGGTCTGGGTGGCGATGTTATGGAGAGACTTATGAACATGATAGATCAACAAGGTCAAGCGCTCCCCAAGGAAACGGCGCTGATAGAAATGATGAGACAGCGAGAAGACTTGCTCACACAAAACCGCGACCGACTTACAGCTTTAGATCAAAGACGTATTGATTTTGAGGAAGAGCAAGGGCGTCAAATGCAAGAGCTTATTGATGCACGAAGAAGCCGCATTGAGGGCCGTATTGATCCAGAGCAGGACGAAAGAGATCGTTTAGCTGCGTTGGCTGGTATTGTGGGTGGCGCCATATCCCGAGGCAGGTTCCAAGAAGGCGGGATTGGTGGAGGCATTGCGGCAGGTGTTCCGTCACTGCTTGATCTTAGGTCGCAACAAAGAGATCGGGCAGAAAGAATTGAAGATTCATTAGACGACTTGACTCTGGGTGGCCTGCAACAAGTAAGAGACACCAGAACTGCAATAGATGGTATTCGCAGAGAGATGCTCACTGGTAACATTTCAGACGAAGAAGCTCGGTTCCAAACAAGATTAGAAATTGCCAATCTTGAAGCCGAGATAGAGCGTAGGGGTATAAACCCAGAACTGTTGTTGGGAATCCTTAATTTACAAGCACAGGTACAATCTGCTCAGCTAAATGCGGGTGTGCGAGATCGACTTGCTGTGGCAAACAGAATGACGTTAAATGAAGCATTAGAAAACATCCTTGAAACTAGCCCACGAGACGACCGCACACCGCAAGAGATCTTTGACAAAGCAGCGTCTTTTATTGATAGCATGACAGGAACAACAGAAGGTGTCACGAACCAAGTTAATCTCCAGATGAAACAACAAGTAATTAATTACTTGAGAGAAAAGTTTCCAAACATTGAGTTTGCTACGGGACAGGACGAAGAAGCGGGGTACAGTGATGGCGGGATGGTAGGAACAGGTTTTGATAAGCTGATTCCTCAACCGTAAACTTCATGTCAGCTATAGACAGATACAGACGATTTCGTCGACAAGGGCTGTCGCACGAAGAGGCACTTGAAAAAACCAACCGGGGTCGGTCGGGGCGCCGGAGCGGTAGAAGTAACCCTGCGGGTGCCCTTGGAGACTTTGCCGCAGGCCTTGGCCTAGGTGGGACTAGGTCTGTTACAAGCTTGGGCGAGGGTTTTGGCCAGATACTGGATTGGCTGGGCGTAGACGAACTAGGCGAAGAAATACAAGAGGCTTCTCAAAGAGCAGAATCTAGGGCTGAAGATTATTTTGATCCGCAAGGCGGTGCCGGTCGGGCTGGAGAGCTTATTGGTCGTATAGGTGGAGAGATTGGGACCACCATAGGTACGTTGGGCGTGGGGCGTGCTACGACAGCAGCGGCAGCACCAAAGTTACTAGCAGACATTCAAAGGCTAACAAGAGGGTCACGGCTTCGTTCTGCAATAGGGGCTACAGTAGCTGAGTCACCATTGTCTGTTGCGCGTGCGGCATCGTGGTCGGAGCGACAAGGCACAGGCCTTGGCAGAGAACTTGGAATAGAGTTAGTAGGATCAGCGCTTGGTGGCGCCTTTGCAGGAGGCTCAAGGGTTCCCGTTAGCGGAATCCAAAAAGGAAAATTTAGCGACATACAGATGGCCCCCCTATCAGAGGTGGGCAACGACTCGGTTGGCAAGCTGCTAACAGACAGGCAAAGAATTGCTACTGGTTGGTTTGATCAGTGGAATCCAATACGAATAGCTGCCCGACGCATGGGGGGACTTGGTGCGGAGCGCGATATTAGTGGCGCTATCTCTGTTATGCTTGGCTCCCCTCAATCCGGGCTACAGTCGCTAAAGACCGGCCACGGCATGTTAAAACTAAAGCAAGCTTATGAGCCATGGCTGCGCCGACATGCAAACAATCTGGATGACATTGGACAAGCAGCAATTATCCGTCGAGAAAAAGCACTTAGAAATGCTGGAGCAAATCGCCGGTTAGATATTACTGATGATCGTCTTGATCAATTGTACCAACAAGTCATGGGAGACGCTAAGCTCAAGAAGGCAACCGACGAATTGCAAGATTTTTTTAGAGAAAATCTAGAGCTTAGGCGTCGAGCAAAGATTATTGACGATGACGAGATGGCAACAATCATTGAGGCGCAGGAATACTACGTCCCTTTGCTTGGCTCTGAAATGGCCGCAGGGGGGATTCCAACGGGCCGTGCCGCCAGAAACGTTTTTCAAGCCAGAAGAGGTGTTGACCCCCTTAGTCCAACAGTTGAGGGTCTGACAACAGTTCAAAACCCAGTTGATGTCCTGCCGTTTCAAACGATACAAACCTACAAAGACATTAGCGCTAGAAAGGTTGAAGATGTTTTTGTAGAACTCTTGGATGAAACCGGCGGCATACCGGGAATTATCAGACCAATCAGCCCGCAAGAAATTAAAAAAAGAAACCTAGGTAGCGAAAATCTTTGGTCTATTCG